TACATCCTGCCATTGCATGGCTTGCAACGAAAATGCCAATGGGGAAAGAATAGCCGTGACCGATACGCTGTTGTAAGCGGCACGCCATGTCCAGCCTTCAACAAAACCAAGGTATGTGCCAGCTGCCATGTTGAGTGGCAAATCGTTGATACGCAATGGCAATCCCATGAAAATGTTGATAAGCGCATCGCGATCAGAATCATCAATTTCCGTGTTTGTCAGCTCAAAAGTGATTTGGCGAAAATTAGCTTGTGGGTATGACCTCAAGCCCAAATAAAATGCAGCTTGATCCTCGGCATCGGTTTGATTTTCAATGGTTGTCGTGATGATTTGAGCCAATGGCCCGTACGCCAAAACCGATGCAGCATCGGTGTCTGTCACTTCTAATGTTGAATTTTCTTTGTATTTTAATGTGATTTGGTTGCGGATGTCACCGGATCGGGTTTGAATTGACATTGAGTCGGCAATGGCCTGAGCGGCTGAGAGATCGGTGTATCCATTTGTAGCCAGGTAGATTGATCGGTGCAAAGCTGCGGCATAGGAAATTTGGCCTTGTGCGTTTTCGTAAATGTAGCCAAGTCCTGATGTGGCTAAAGCTGATACCAATGAATAAACATCGATGGTTGATGCATTGCGCTTGGCCAATTCGTATTCGCCCGGACGATCAATTTCGCCCAATCCTAAGTTTTCGGCATTGGCCCATGTGGTTGTCGGTGTGTAGGTATTCCATTGCAATGCGGCTGGCACTTCGTTCCATGTGTTGAGCAATAGATCAGACAAAATGCTGTAAATCTGATCGCCATCATGATCCTTGACCAAAACGCCATCGGTTAGTGATTTTGGCAATCTGGCCAAAGCTCCTAAACCTAGAATTGACACCGATTGATTGATGCCAACGACACCGGATGCAGCGATACCAATGTCAAATTCCACGACAGTACCGCCAAAGATTGGCACAAAAGTATTGGTCGAATCTTGCAATTCAACAGAAATCGCATCGTTAATTTCGATGTCGATGATTGATTGATCCAAATTGATCAGCTGGAGATTGACATACCCGGCATTGGCTTGCTCATAAATGTTTGTGCGGCCTGATGTAATGGTCAGATTGGCCAAAACATAATTGGTGTACTCAATACCACCTACGCGAACACGCCAAATTGGGTTGAAAAGGCTCATGCAAATTGCAATCCACTAGCACCATTTGTGCCGCGATAAAATGAATTGTTAAACGCATCCACGGCAGCACGCTTGAAACCTTCCTCATCGATGACCGATGCGGCATTGACATTGATGACGATTCTTTCAGCTGTTGAAAGGCCACCGGTGGCGGCTGCTCTCGCTGCGGCAGCGGCCTCGCGTGCAGCTCTCAATCGCTCGGTTTCTGCCTTTAATTCCTCACGCCTTAAAATTGCAGCTTGCATGGCTGGTGAATACTCTGAAAGTGGTGCGCCTGTAAATGTCGGTGAGCCAGCCGTTGGAGCAAATACGCCTCCACCGCCATTGAAGCCACCATTTACGCGGCCACCTGAGCCATCCTCCCCACCGAACACCAAGCCTTCACTCATGCCACCTGCTGTAAGACTTGCACCAGTTATGCCACCAAAAAAGCGTGTGACCGGATTATCCTTGATGAAATTGACAAACTCTTTTAGTTTATTGACTGTGTTAGTAATCAAAGTAACGAGCTTTCCAAAACCCGTCACAAGTACACCCACAACTGTGCCGATGCCTTCTAAAGCTGTTTTGAAAGTACCGCCCAAAAGTGGTGCCAAATACTTTTTAATGAAATCCCACACCTTGGCCAAGGCATCATAAAATGGCTGCAATTCAGCTTCATTGTCTGTGATGGCTTTTTTGATTTTATCAAATGCAGATTTCAAGCCTTCAAGGATTGGCCCCACAACCGAGCCGATTGCCGGTATTACTTCCTTGTAAAGAAAAGTCCACCATGATGTCAAAATCGGCAAAAGGTCATCGCGTACGACTTTGACAATCTGGCCAAATGCTGGCCCCAAAGTCTTACCCAAATTGTTCGCAAAATCCGAAAGTGCTGGAATTCCTTTGTTCACGATGTTGCTCACCAATGGTGTGATGGCATCTAATACATACGATCCGACAGTTTCTTTTGCTTCATCAAATGCCACATTGAGCCGTGCCATTTTTCCTGCAAATGTCTCAGCTTGCTGCGATGCTTGACCTTCAAAAGTCTTTGAAAGCGCGGCAGCGGCCGCATCAAAATTCTTTGATTTGATGATTGAATCATCGATGCCCACACCCAGTTTTCTGAGTGCTCCTAAATTGCCATCATAAGCCTTGCCCAAAGCTTCTGAAACAGCTTGCAAATCTTTACCGGTACCAGCTGCAATGTCCAAAGCCAATGATTGCAATTCCTGTGCTTTGGTCGCATCTTTTGTACTTCTGATCAACCGATCAAGCGATGGCCTCAATTTGTCATCCGTGATGCCGTTAGCCAAGGCTGTTTGTGTTATGTAATCCTCAACAGCTTTGATCTGGTTATTTGTAGCACCCGTGACATTTTTAAGAGTCGTTGCCAATTTGGCTTGAGCAGCTTCATCCTCAATGGCAGCCTTAACGCCATCAACCAGCAATTTGCCAGCATAAGCTGCGGCAGCTGCTCCAGCTACGGCAAAAGCTGCACCGGCTTTCTTAGCAAATCCACCGAGTTTTGTGCCAAAGCCTTCGACCTCATTTGATCCGCTGCTGAGATTCTTTTTGAGGTTGTCAATGTCAGCCAGAATTGAAAGCTTCAGCGTTCTTGATTGACCGGCCATCACCACTCCTTCAAAATCTTAGTAAATGCAGCTTCCCATTGAGCGATGATGTGAGGCTGCTCAGCTCTCAATGTTGGATAAATAAAGTATCCTCTTGATCCGCGACCTTCACGACCAGACCACACCGGGAATTGTTTGAATTTATTTGATCCAAATTCATAACCGCCCCAAAGCTGTTGAGTTGTACCGCCACCGCTGAATTTCTGAGAAACAAAACCAAATGACAGCTCACCAATCTTTGATGACTTGCTTACACGCGATCCATCAGCAATACGGCTGGCAGCTTTATTTGGTCGGCCACTAGCTGAACTCTTGATTTTGGATTGCACATAAGTGGCCAAGCCATTTGATACGCCTTTGGCCTGTGCAACAGCTTCATCGTCCATGCCTTTGAAAGCTTGCAAAATGCCGCGCAATTGAGCCTTGTCATAGGTGATTGACTCAGTTGCCATTTCTGATCCTTAGTATCTCGAAAGCGGTTAAAATGTCCTCAGCTGTCTGAAACTCTGATCGTGACAATCCCGTATCGATAGCCAATTCCCAAAGAATCCGGTTTATTGATCCGGATTCGTAACTTTTGGGTTTTCGGTTTCTCCCATGTTTATGTCAGTCACAGTTTCGCACCACACCTCAAAAGGCTTTACAGGCTTTCCAGCTGATTCGCGCTTCATTGCGTGGTACGCCAAAAACATCAGATCAGCAATGCCCAATTTCTCAGACACTTGCTGAATTGTGTTTCCAGTTTTCTGTTCCCATTTCATCCACTCCGGTGGGAGCGCGGTATAGGTTGCGCTCTCCCCGGTGGTGAATTCAATTGTGATTGCTAGTTTCATGCTCCCGATCTCCTTTGTTAGCTAATTGTTAAAACTGGTGTTGTCACACAAGTGAAAGCAAGTGAGACAGTCTGTGCATCTGGTGCTGTTCCTCCGGCTGATGGGAAAATCGGTTGCACAGAAAACGCAAATGATGCGCCTGTATCGGCTACCAAAACAACAGGCAATGCTGTATTTGGTGCTGATGATGCAGCTGTCCAAAGTGCTTCACACAGCGATCCAGTCGCGCCCCAATCTGCGAGCATTTCAACGGCAAATGATCCTTGTGTATCTGTCGTAAAATACGCCTTGCCATCGAGTGTCTGGTATGTATTGATGGTTGATTCAACAGTCAATACGGCTGAGGTTGCCTGTGCATCGAAATTGTCGGAATCAATGGTAAATGTGATGTCTCTACCGGTGATGATTGTGGTTGCCATTTTTTCTCCTTAATTGGTGTAGTAAGTGCTTACTTGTAAATCGGCTGTGAGGTACTTACCAGCACCGACTTCCAATGGTTGTGGTTGATTAACATTGCCGACTTCGTAACCGGCTGGCATTGCGCTGATGATGTTAATCATCAATGTTTCAAGATTGTCCAAAGCTGCCGCGTTGTTGGCATAAGTAACGACACCAGTCACAGTCAAATTGACTTTGACTTTTGTTGTTGCGCCATTGATCAAAAGACTTTCCAAATAAGGTGCATCTGGAATCAAGCAGATTGATGGGCTGGTCATTGTTTCTGGGATGCCGTTGTACACATTGGCTGCAATAGACGAAAGCGCGTTTTTGAGTGGTGTGCGTACAACCGATTCGATGCTCATTGACACATCGTTTCAACATCAAGAAACGGGCCTAAGAGGCCAATGACTCTATTGCTCAAGCTGCGGCCGAGCACAAATGGTGACGGCTGAAAATTGTCTGACATGATCTGGTTGCCGGGAGCTGTGATGCTCTGGAAAATCTCAACCGCTACAACCAAAATTGCGTTTTCAATCGGTGGTGTATTTGCGTACAAAGCCGCTGCCGATCCACCGCTTAATGTTGCTGTTGCTGCCGGAATAAATGGCAGCGGATAGTCACGATCAGCGGCGGCTGTTGCAGCTGTAAAGGTGTATGGCTCAATCCGATCATCGGTGACTGTATAAGTCGCGCTGTAAGCTCCGGCCCCGGTAACAACAACAGATTGACCCGGCACAAAGTAATTTGGCCGCATTGTGGTGAAATAAATGACGGAATCACTCACATTGGCAAAAGTCACCGATGATTGGTATTGCGTAAGTAAAGGCAAGACTGTTTGCTCAGCTGAATCGATAAATGAATCCAACTGTGCATCGGAATACAAAGAAACCGAGACACCCAAAATTTGTCTAAGCTGTGAGGCTGTAACTATTGCAGGCATCTCGGTTCCTTTCGTGTCAGTAGCGTTCGGGAGCGACCGCTACCGATGATTGATTGTTTGATTTACGCCAAATTATTCCAAGTTGCACCATTCGCAACTTTGGTGGCCAGCGCGCCATAACCATAATACAAAATGTCGATGGTTCCGTCAGAATTGACATTGGTGCGTAGCGTAAAGCGTGGAGATTCGTACCATGTGTATGAATCTGGGTTGATGACAACCATTGATAGATCGCCTTCGGCTGTTGTTGATCCAGCTGTACCGATTGAGCGTGAAACATGGAGGTTCAGACCCGGTGAAACTACACCGCGCAATGAGCCGTTTCCAACATTTCCAGCTTGGTTTGATGGATTAGCCGCGTTGTATAGCGGTGCTCCATTGTCGTTGTAACCCATGATGTTTCCCCATTGTGTTGGTGAAACTACAAGTGAGCGAGCGAATCCAAGTGATGCGCCATAAACATTTGCA